AAGATTAACTGTCCATCTCTATATTTACAAGGACGGCAAACGTGTCGATCTCTTCCCAGTGACAGCAAACGTATTCCGATCTGATCTTAAATCAGCAGGTAAAGGTGACGGAAAACATGCATTCTCTGTCAACTATGATTTTGCCACTAAGCTCGGAGTTGGTTCTTACACTATCAAAGCTTATGCAATCAATCAGGCAGGAACAAATAACCCACAGTTACAGGGCGAGAAGCATGTAAATATTACACAAATCACTACTTGGGCAGGTAAGGCGACAACTGATGTTTACGGACGAGTGGACGCTAATCCGAAGGCTGATGCAGTTCTTGTCATTAAAACTGGATGGACTGTACAGGTTGTTGGCTCAAAGGCTGCCCCTGATGGTGGCACATGGTATAAGCTCATCTATAATGGCAAAACTATGTACGCTAATTCTAAATTCATTGTAAAGGCTTGATTATGAAGAAGAAAGAGTTTAGTAAAATAATTATATTTGTAGCATTTATTACTTTTATATTAACTTTAGTAACTGGATGTATCCTTGCTTGGAATGGGCGGGACACATCTTTATTTTGTTATGCAATACCATCTACAGGTGGCGTAGTAGGGTCGGCGGCAATCTTTTATTATCGAAAAGCTCAGGTTGAGAACTCTGTCAAACTACAGCTTTATTCTTTAGAGGAGATGTACAAGCTCCGTGAGAAGTATCCAGCACAGAATTCATCAGTTGAAATGGTACTTTCTTCTCAGGAAAATAAAATTCAAGGGTTGGTAGATACCTACGACTCTGAGTCTACTGCGCCTGTAGATATTCAAGGGTAAGGAGAGAATTTATGAATTTTGGTAGTTCTAGCGCTGAAGAGATCGCAAAAGTAGTTTATGGTGAGGGCGGCATCTTTGTTGGCAAAAATCATGCCGCTTTAGTCGCCATTGCTCAATGCGTATACGATGAGTGGCACAGTGGATTATT